CTCTTTACTGTAGATCCAATATTATGGTAAGACGGTACAGACTCAGATTCATTTTTGAAAATAATATTATCTTCAGTATCATAATCAATTAAACCACTAACACCTCTAGCGCAATTTATAAATTGCGATTTTACATAATCGGTTCCTGGATTAATAACTTCAAACCCAGTTACTTCATCAATACCAATTTCACTAGAAGCTTTTGCTCCAGGGGCAGCTGCAATAAAAACTTTTGGTGGATATTCATTAGAATAACCAGATCCAAAATTGATGATATTAATATCAATAATTTCACCATTGAAAATTGTTGCTACAGCTTGAGCTCCAGATCCGCCAATATAATTTCCAACGTTATCCTTTCTATCATCTACGATATAAACACTAGGAACATCAGTATATCCAAATCCACCACTCAACAATTCAATATTAATAACCCTACCAAAATCATCAACCGACACATCAAGAACTTGTGCGCCAGTAGGTTGAATTACTTTGACTCTAGGGGGATTTGATTCACTATATCCAGTTCCAGCAACAATTATATTTACACCTACAACATTTCCACTAGAGTTTAAAATCGCTTCTGCAGATGCTTGAATACCATTTTCTTGTACTGGTGGATCAATGTAAATTGTGGGTGCAGTAGTGTACCCAAATCCCTCACTAATAACATCAATACTTTGGATACTTCCATTAACTACGGAAGGATTATCAACTTCAGCTCCAGTTGGATTTACAAATTGAATTCTTGGGACAGAATCATATCCAGATCCACTATTGGTTAATGTAATTGAAGATACTGATCCACTACTATCTACTGTAACTCTAGCCTGAGCAGTTGTGCTTCCATTTTGAGATGGTGCTGAAATTGCTACTATTGGAGGATTTTCTTGTGAATACCCTGTTCCCCCCTCTAGAAGGGTTACATTTTTTAATCCACCTACTAGTGCCTTAGCAGTTGCATATCTACCAGATGATCCTGAGATGGTAACTTTTGGAGAGTTTAGAATATTATATCCTCTTCCACCATATTTGACTTGGATTCTCTCAACTTCTCCAAGTTCATTTACGACTGAATATGCTGTTGCTCCAGAACCAACACTAGTTATTGGAGCTGCAATATAGGAAAAGTATATAGATTCTTGAGGTACACTTTTAAAGATTACATAATTTTCAAAAACGCTATAGTCTTGCAGTGGAACTAATAAATTACCATCAACAATACATACTGTTAAAATTGTTGATGCTGGAACATATGATTGATTATTTTTTCTTAGTGGGTATACAAGTTCATTATTAGAACCTGGAGAAATAGTATCTAGAATATCAATATTATTTGAATTATAACCCTTTAAATATTCAATACTAATGTCAGTAATAGTATCCGATAAATTAATAGGATCAAATTGTCTTGGTGGATTTGTAAAAACTATTCTATCCCCCAAGACCACGTAATCTACAACTGGAGTTAAGTATTCATTATAAATTTTAACAATTAGATGCTGAGTCGATAAAGGAAAAACTGGAATATTATTTAATGATAACTGAAACTCAGTCTTAACCCCATCAAACTCTTGATATGGATTAGATAATTCAACTATCTTCTTACGAAATTCTTGGTATGATAATCCTGCAGATAAAATTATAGAAGGAGATTTTTTTAACGACTCGTAATAAATTATCTCATCATCTATTAATATAGTTCCATTAGTATCAACAAATCCGTCTGTAGTCTCAACTTCAATATTAGTAGTATCTTTTGAGATACTAGAAATTAAAGAAGTATTACCACTTAACTTGGTTAGATCATATTTGGATAAATTAAAATACTCAGAAAGATTATTTAATACTCCTATTGGACCAGCAACCTTTTCCTGAGACTTATAGTAATAAGATAAAAACTTCTCAAATAGAGGGCTATTATCTTTAATAAAATCTGGAAGTTGATTTAAAACGGAAAGTGATACTGATGCGTGTTGCATTGTTTATAGACTCTCTTTTTACTATTTAACAAGATTATGAGAAGCAAGATCCGCCACCTGTAGTGGCAACTGGACTTGTAAATTCGAATGTAATTGGTGTTGGTGAGAATGTAGTTGGATCACCAGCAGAAGCACCAGGACCAGTTTCGGGTATTGTTGACCCAATAGTAATTTCTGGAACGGGAATACTTATGATAGATCCTGCAGGAACCTCAATAGAACCTGTTCCAGAAGGTTTGATCGATACAATTAGAACTGCAGGACCAGTTCCAGCTGGATTCAATACAGTTGTTATTGGACCAACAATAACCTTACCATTATCACAATTGTATGATCCTGCGTTAGTATTAGTTACTATTTTTTTATTATTCTGTATATAATAACTAATTAGGTTACCAGATCCATTATCCTCTAAGTATTGAGGTTGTTCTATACCTGGAGTATAAAATGCTGATGATCTTACAGTTTGTCCCGCAGCAGAATCGCAAGAACAATCTAATTTCACATTGAAATCAAAAGTCCATGACTTTGGTGAAGTTAAATTTTCATATGCTATCTGCTTATAAGGAGTCAATCCAAATTGAACATCATTGATATTTGGATCTGCCCCTAGAATGATCTTTTGTAATTGTGATAGAGATAATGACTTACCAAAATTGCCGAGATCTTCCCTGTTTCCATATTCCTGTATAGAAGCAAGTATTTTTTTCTTAATATCGTCAGATGTATTCTGATTTAAGTCCTGATTTGACAGAACACTTCTAAAAGTATTTGCAGAGACGAATAGGGAAAGATTTATGAAAAATTCTTCTGGGTCTACGATTACAGTTTCTATTGATGCCATTGAATATGGTTTCAATTTGGCCGTTATATCATTTTTAGTTAAATTGTTTAATTTGGTTCCAGTTTGAGTTTTTATCGCAATAATAACTTTTCCATATACAGGAGGATTTAATAATTCACCTCCAAAAGCATTTACGTATTTTGCGTTTGGATAGACACTTCTTACTATGGATTCATAATCATTTGAGGTAACTGCTCTATTTTGCGCTGAATAGTATCTTGGAGCATTGAATTTTATCTGATTTAGAGATTCTGCAGCAGCTCCTAATTGAGACTTATCTAATACTGTTAGAGTTACATTGTCTACAGGTTGATTATTTGAGTCTACTATTTTACCAATATAACCCATTATGCTAATATTATTAGCAATTGCTCCAGATGTCTTTACATATTCAAAAAATACAACTTCATTATCTACTAACTTTCTACCAATAACTCCATCACCAAAAGTTAATTCATATCTTCTATCATCGACTTCACTTAAAAAATAAACTTTATCTTCTGATTCTACAGAAGTGACATTTGTTACTTGATTATATCTATCGTAATTTGTTGATTGTAAGTCTGGCTTTACAAAAACCTTTAATGTTTCTGTATCAACATTATCATTTGGTATAATATAATGTTGTTGAAGGTTGTTATTTACAACATATTGATAAGATAACAATGAACCTTCATACACTTTCAACGAGTCAAAAACTCCAACTCCAGTCGATCTGTTAACAACTGCGGTCTTATCTTCTAATACTACAAAGGTATATGAAACTCCACTGATAGTACCAACAGCAACATCTCCCTTAGATAGAGTTATTGTAGATGGATAAAGACCATCTACTCCTAATTGTGTCTGTGCTGAAATTGCCACACAAGCTTTTGATGCTGAAATAGATCTTGGTACGTAATTTAAGGATCTTGCAAGAGATACTACATTGTCTCTAATTGATGCAGAATCCAAAAACAGTTCATTAATCGCCATATTAGCATTAAAGGCACTATAATAAGTGTTATATGCCAATACATCGATAAGATATGAAAGAGTTGATCCAGTAAAATCATAATCCGTAAACTCATTTCTAGTTCTTAGGTATGATTTGATGGACTCTCTTATGTCATCAAAATTTATATTTACTAAATT